TAAACTCGTTAAAAAACTTGATACGGTATTTAGTCAGTATATAAGATTATCAAATGCGGACAACAATGGATATTGTACTTGTGTTACTTGCAATAAGACGTTCTTTTGGAAAGAAATCCAAGCAGGACATTTTATGAGTAGAAAACATTATTCTATACGTTGGGATGAAAGAAATGTTAAACCTCAATGTGTAGCTTGTAATGTATATAGAGCAGGTGAACAATATAAGTATAGTTTATATCTTGGTAATAACTTGTCTAAAACATTACTTGAAGAAAGTAGGGAACTACGTAAATTTACAAATATCGAGTTAGAAGAAATGATTGCTGACTATAGTGAAAGACTGAAAAAACTTACTTGATAATTCTTGTATATATTGTTCTTTGTTAAAAGGGGTAGGATTAAGTTCTTACCCTTTTTTGTTTTTATTAATATTTTTTTTGTAACTTTACAATATGGAACAATACACAAAAGCAGAACTCTATGGTAAGACTTTAGAACTGCAATACGAAAACGAGAAACTCAAAGAACAATTAATTTTAAGTTATGAAAGAAACAAACATTAATCAAAAGTTATTTAATCTCCAACAAGAGATAGGTACAATTAGTAAGGATGCAAGTAATCCTTTTTACAAGTCAAAGTATTTTGACATTAATTCTTTAATCAACCAACTAAACCCTTTACTAAAGAAGCACAGGTTACTTCTATTGCAACCAATAGAGGAGGATTGTGTATATAGTAAACTTATTTGTATTGATGGAACAGGAGGCGTTATATCGGCTTTAAAACTTCCTGAAATAAACGACCCACAAAAGTTAGGTTCTGCTATTACATATTATAGAAGATATACTTTAGCTTCGCTTCTTGGTTTACAAGCTGTGGATGATGATGCTAATGTAGCGAGTGGAGTAACTGAAGATAAGAAATGGTTAAACCAAAACACACCTGAATTTAGTAAAGCAATAGAATTTATAAAAGGTGGAGGTAGCGTAGAAGCTATTAAAAGCAAGTATAAGGTATCTAAAAAAGTACAAGATGAACTTGCAAAATTGTAGAATTAAAAAAGTATATTACACAACTAAATATAATAATCAATCAATAAAAGTAGAAATATGGAAATTACAGGAAACATCAAACTTATTCAAGACGTTGAGTCAGGAACTTCTAAAGCAGGTAACGAATGGTCAAAAAGAACTATCGTTGTAACTACTGCAGAGAAATATCCACAAGATTTAGCTATTGACTTTATGGGAGAATCTATTAAAGGTATTAACAACTTTCAAGTAGGAAACCCTGTTACGGTTAGTATTAATTTAAGAGGCAAAGAGTACAACGGTAAATACTACACAAGTATAAACGGTTGGAAGATTGCAGCAACAATAGGAAACGTAAACAACACAGACCAAAACCCTGCAAGAGAAGAAACAGCAGATTTACCATTTTAATTTAATGGGGGATTAAGTTCCCCCTTTTTTATATGAGAAAACTTAAAGATGGAGAAGAAATGCCTATTGATTTTTGGAACTACAAAGTAAATCCAATCGTAGGATATTACATAGAAAAAGAAGAAGCACAAACAATAGGAATGGAAAAAAAGTATAATAGATTACCACAAAGTATATGATAGCACAAGCAAAGAAATTACAAGACAAGATATTAGATATAAAATATGGAAGAGTAAAGGAAGGTTTAAAGATAGGTGTTCCTGAAATAGATGAGTTTGTACGTTTCAAAAGGTCAACATTAGCTGCTATTGGACACGCAAATGTTGGTAAGACAACAACTCTTATTTATTTCTATGTGTTATGGGCAAAGCTGCACAACCTTAAATTTTTAATTTGGTCGAGTGAAAACACACCTGAATCTATATTAAGAAAGATTATAGAGTTTAGGATGGGTAAACCAATACAGGAAGCACCTGACGAATTAATTAGTAAAGCTGTTGAATGGTCTAATAATCATTTTAAAATAATAGATGTAGAAGATTTATACACATATAAAAGTTTATTAAAAGAAGCAAAACAAATAAAAGATGCTTGGAATTACGATGGTTTACTAATAGACCCATATAACTCTTTGTCAAAAGATGCTGCTATATTAAAAATGGTAGGTAACGCACACGAGTATGATTATCAAGTTTTGTCTGAATTAAGAATTTTTAGCAAACAAAATAACATACAGGTATGTGTAAATATGCACGGAGTTAGTAGTAGTTTAAGGCAAGTACATCATTCAGGACACGAGTACGAAGGATTGACAAGACCATTAGCTATGAGTGATGCAGAAGGAGGGTCAAAGGTCTCTTCACGTTTTGATGATGTTTGGTGTATCCATAGATATGTAGCAAGTCCAACGGATTGGATGTATAGTCATATTCACGTACAGAAAGTAAAAGAAAATGAAACAGGAGGTAGACCTACACCATTTGAACAACCTATACAATTAAGGATGAAAATTAATAACGTAGGATTTGAATATATGGGGAGAGATTTAATACACAATGAAAACAAAGTACAAAAATTAAACGTATGATAGTAGTAGGACTTTTATTAGTAGTAGCATTTTCTTTTTTGATTATAGGTCAATTTAAGAGTGCAGAGATTATTATAAGTCCTATTAAAGGAATAATGTTTGGCTTTTTATATCACAAAGAACAATACGAACAAGAAGATGAAATTACCTTGCAATGTTTGCTTGGTATAATTAGTATTAATGTGATATGGATAAACCAACTGAATGGCTCGCAAAAGTAGCTGAAAGGCACAAAGAGTGGATTGCCATTGTAAAAAGTTTTGGAGAGTACGACTATGCAGAGGATATAGTGCAGGAGATGTACTTGACTATTTATAAGTATGCAGATGAAAACAAAGTTATTAGAAATGGTGTCGTTAGCAGGGGTTATATTTACTTTTGTTGTCGTTCTCTTTACTATCAGTATTACAACTCTAAAAGAAAGATTAGTAAAGTATCTTTTGATGATGAAGAATTTACCATCCAAATTCCAAACGATTCGCAAATGGATGAGCAAGTAGCATTTCATAAAATCTGCACAATGATAGATGACCATATAGAGGGATGGAGATGGTACGAAAAGAAACTATTTACTCTTTACAGAGATTCAGATTTAAGCATAAGAGGTATAGCAGCAGAAACTAATATTAGTTGGGTAAGTATATTTAATACACTTAAACACGCTAAAGAAGAAATAAAAGATAAGTTTAAAGAAGATTGGGAAGATTATAAAAATAAAGATTATGACAGAATTTAAAGGAGACAAACGCACTAAAGAGTACAAGGAATGGAAAGCTAAACACGCACAAGCGAGTGAAGGATTAGGAGACACGGTAGAGAAGATAACTAAAGCAACAGGAATAAAGAAAGCAGTAAAGTTTATAGCAGGCGAAGATTGTGGATGTGATGAACGTAAAGTCAAACTAAACGAAATGTTTAGATACAAGAAACCTGAATGTTTAACAGAGCAGGAGTTTGATTTAATTAAAATGGCAGTAGACACTAAAAAGAATAAGTGGACACCTGAAGAGCAAGAAACGTACAAAAACATTTACGAAAGAATATTTAAAACCAAAGTTGAATGTACTCCTTGTAGTTTTGGTAAGGTAGTATGGAAGGATTTACAGGCAGTTTATAATCAATATTTATAATGTATAGAATACCAATTGAAGATAAACTTTATAAAAAATTAAACAGAGATGCAAGTATAAATAAATATTTTCGTTCTTCATCTGTTGGTGGATGTATGGAATTAATAGAGTTATACTATAGGTCTACAGACAATTTTAATAAAATAGGTTGGGAAAACTTTTACCTTACAAAAGAAAGAAGAGATAGATTAAATGAAATATACTTAATATTAAGAGAAAAGCTGCAAAATATGTTAGGTGTAGAAATACAAGATTATATATTTTACAGAGTCGTAGGTCAAACATATAATGGATTTGTTACAGAATTAAACATTATAAAAGAATTTCAAAAGGAGTTTCCTAATATAGATTTTATAAAAGCTAATCCACAATTAGATGAAAAATACTTTACAGATTTTGAAGCATATACAAAAGGGTTATTGATATTTGGAATACAAGTTAAACCTATATCTTATTTACGTATGAGTAAACCCTATCAAATTAAATCAAAAGAAAATCACGAAGTACAACGACAAGATTATATGAGAATATTTAAAGTTCCGCACAAAATAGTTTACTATGACAAAGGTGTATTGTTAGACAAGGAAAAAATATTTAATGAAATAAACACTATATTAGTGTCTAAAATAATTTAGATGAACAAGAAACTGAACAATATTAAAGAAGGAGAATACTACGCTAATTTTAATTTAGTTGGCGAGTATATCGTTAAATCAAGAAAAGCAAAACCTGAAAACAAAGCCATTAACGAAATGTATTTCTGTTGGCAGGATGTAGGATTCTATGTACACAATCTAATAACTAACGAAAGGTTATACGAACAGTCGTTAAGTGAATACCGTAGTGATAAGATACGTGCAGTAGAAAGAGCAAGAATTGCTGATAAAAAAATAGAAGAGTTAGAACAAGAAATAAAGAAA